TTTGTACTAAGCGTGGAGCTTTTGAAGGCCAAGAACTAGAAATGGTTGGTGGTACACGAAATCGAGTAGCTAAATTCTTGGACGCTGCAGCGCCTAAAGAAGAAGAAGGTGCTGAAGGTGCTGAGCCACCTGCAGGAGATGATTTGCCAGAGTCGTAAAGTTTAACATGTAAGAGCTTAACGTGGAGGTCGCGCCTCCACACTATTTAATTTTATTATGAAGGATATACCATATTATGAACGATATTGAACAAACTCAATTATTGAACGCTCTAAGTAAAGGCACAGTTACAGTAACCTTCCAAAAGGTTAATTCGGATGAAATTCGAGTAATGCCTTGTACCCTCAACGAAAAAGTCTTAACGGCCAACGGTCAAAAAATAACTCCAGCTTCTGAAGAAGTAATACATCATACAGCTGTATGGTCTATTGACTCAGCAGGTTGGAGATCGTTTAGATTTGATACAGTCGTTGGTTGGGAGGTACTATAATGTCAGAATTCTTATGGGTAGAGAAATATCGTCCACAGAAGATCGCCGATTGTATATTACCAAAGCACATTAAATCCACTTTTGAAGATATTGTTAGAGGAGGTGACCTACACAATATGCTTCTTTCCGGCACAGCCGGGCTTGGTAAGACCACAGTCGCAAAAGCTTTATGTAACGAACTTGATTTAGATTACCTATTAATTAACGGTTCTGAAGAATCAGGGATTGACGTATTACGTAATAAGATTAAACAGTTTGCATCTTCTGTCTCACTCCAAGGTGGCTATAAAGTAGTTATCTTGGATGAGGCAGATTACCTAAACCAACAATCAACGCAACCAGCATTACGTGGTTTCATTGAAGAGTTTAGTAATAACTGTAGATTTATTCTTACTTGTAATTTTAAAAACCGCATCATAGCACCATTACATTCTCGTTGTACTACAATAGAGTTTAATGTTTCTAAGAAAGATACAGCTCCATTATGTGGACAGTTTCTTAAGCGTTGTACCACCATTTTAAAAGGTGAGGGTATAGAATATGATGAAAAAGTAGTTGCTGATGTTATTATAAAACACATGCCAGATTGGCGTAAAGTTCTTAACGAACTTCAACGTTACGGTGCTAGTGGTCAGATTGATACTGGTATACTAGTTTCTTTATCTGAAGCTTCTATTAATGATCTTATGATCTTCTTAAAAGAAAAGAACTTTAAATCTATGCGACAATGGGTTGCTAATAATATTGATTCTGAACCAGCTGCGATTTATCGTAAAATCTATGACAATATGAATGACTATATTGATGCTCAAAGTATACCTCAATTAGTACTCATTTTGGCTGATTATCAATATAAAAATGCTTTTGTTGCTGATCACGAACTTAATACAGTTGCATGTCTTACTGAAATAATGGCTGGAGTAAATTTAAAATGATTAATATTTACGATTATGAAACATTATCAACAGATTTACAGCTTGCGCCAATAGTTAACGTGGCATGTCTTACAATTGACGAAGATAGATTTTTATCAGATAAACCATTTACGTTCTTAGAAGTCGTAGGTCTTGCTAAGACTATGAAGTTCGATATTGCTGAACAAGTTGAAAAATACGGTCGAGTTATTACTAACTCAACTCTTGCTTGGTGGAAAGAACAAGGTCCTCAAGCAATAAAGCAAATATCGCCATCAAGTAAAGATGTATCAATTACTGAACTTCCAGCGTTTATGTCTAGTGTATTTACAAGGGACGAGATAGTATTTACTCGTGGTAATACATTTGATCCTGTTCTTACAACATCGATATGTAAAGCACTAGGTGTAACTACACCATACAAATGGTGGTTAGATCGTGATACTCGTTCTTTCATTGAAGGTATTGCTTTGGGTCATGGTATTGGTATATCAAACACATTCACTCCACCTAATATGAATGAAAAAGAATTTATTCATCATAATCCAGCTCACGATGTTGCTATGGATATACTTAGAATTCAATGGATACTAAGATCTGTATTTGGTAAGGATTAATATGAATCCATTTGATTACTTAAACGCGATTAATTCAACTAAAAAGAATATAATGGTTGATGAAGTAACCGAAAAGGCTTATAGTCCTTTTTTAATAAACCGTGGATTGTCGTATTTCTCTGATACGATCCTCTTCGCAAACGAGATGAACTTGAATCATCACATCGATAGTAGACTTCAATTCGATTTCTTTATAAATATAATTAAGAAAAAGAAAAGGTTTTCAAAATGGGCTAAACCTATTAACATTGAAAACTTGGAGTTGATAAAAGAATATTATGGATATAGCAATGAAAAAGCTAAGTCTGTTTTACCATTACTAAACGATGATCAAATAATCGAATTGAAGACGAGGATATATAAAGGTGGAAAACGAAAATAACGAAGAAGTCCAATGGACTCCAGTATCAATGCTGGAAATTACTCTTAATGAACCTGATGATTTTTTAAAGATTAGAGAAACATTAACTCGTATCGGAGTAGCTTCTAGGAAAGATCAAAAGCTATATCAATCATGTCATATTTTACATAAGCAAGGTAGATACTTTATAGTACATTTTAAAGAACTATTTTTATTAGATGGGAAACCTTCTAACTTATTATTAAATGACATTCAGCGTAGAAACACAATCGCGACGTTATTATCAGATTGGGGATTGGTTACATTTGTTGCGCCAGAACAAGCAAAAGATATTGCTCCGTTACGGCAAATTAAAGTTATTCCATTTAAAGAAAAGAGTCAGTGGCAGTTATGTCCTAAGTACAATATAGGAAATAATAACTCCAAAGACTCAAAATAATTTATAAGCGTCAATCAACGCTTTATAAATAATAGTGGATGCCGAATAATCGGGTCCACTTTTTTAACCTTGCTACATGTAGGAGGAAACACACATGGTAAGAAATACTATGAACGTACCGCGTTCTCTATTTATCGGGTTTGAACCCATATTAAATGAACTTGAGAGAATCCACTCTGCTGGAAGATCACAAGACAATTATCCACCCCACAATGTTGTTAAAATCGATAGTGAACATTTCATTATTGAGTTAGCTGTTGCGGGATTTACGACTGAAGATATCAGTATTGAAGTAAAGGATAGCATTCTTTTGGTTAAAGGTAACAACTCAGTTCAAGATGATCGTGAATATGCGCACAAAGGTATATCATCCCGCAAATTCGAGAAGTCCTTCCGGCTCTCTGAATTTGTCGTAATTGACGGGGCTGATCTTGTGAATGGGATACTTGTGGTTAACGCCAGAGTTGAAGTTCCAGAAGAAAGGCGTCCTCGGAAGATCGAAATCGGATCGGCTGGGACATCAACGAAGAAGGAATTACTTACAGAGTAATTCCGGCGAGCAGCGAAAACTCAGTGGGTTGTAATTAACTATCTACTGGAGAAATATTATGGGTTACTTAAATAAACACATAAATGACATTAGATCTGGATTCGGCGCAACAATACTAATAAGTGGTATATTCCTTATATGCCCATTAGTAATAGCTTCTGTCGGATACAGTTTCTAAATTTTTACTGAGGAGGGAGGGTATTGTGCCCTCCTAACTTTTTTAAAATAAACCTTTACATTATGTCTAAATTATGATATAATATACTTATATTATTCGAAATGGTTACACTATGAAATTCTATACAAATATATCTCGTTATGGCAATAATCTACTTTATCGTGGTTATGACGCTGGCAAAAAAATACAAACAAAAATCAAATACAAACCGACATTCTATGTCAATACTCCTAAGCCTACTAAATTTAAAGCTTTAGATGGTACTCCAGTATCACCTATACAATTTGAAGATATGCGCGAAGCTAAAGATTGGCTTGCTTCAAATCAAGATACAGCTGGTCGACATATCTATGGTAATAACAAACATATTCCATCGTACATAAACACTGCGTTTCCTGGTAAAATTAAATTTGATCGTAACGTTATCAATGTAACATCAATCGATATCGAAGTACAATCAGATCAAGGATTCCCTGAACCAGAAGCTGCTAATCATGAAGTTACAGCGATCTGTATGAAGAACAATATTGATAACACTTACTATGTTTGGGGTCTTAAAGACTATGACGTAGAAAAGACTTATATGAAAACAAATCGTGTAATCTATAAGAAATGTGCTAGTGAAGCTGAACTTCTATTACACTTCATTGCTCATTGGTCTTTACCTTCTCAGTGTCCTGACGTTGTTACTGGTTGGAATTCACGATTCTTTGATATACCATACCTTGTTAATCGTATCATTAAAATTCATGGCGAAGAGTTTGTTCGTAGACTATCACCATGGGGTCTAATCGATAGACGTGATGTTACCACTATGCAACGTAAACAATGTGCATATGAAATACAAGGTATCGCTCAAATGGATTACCTTGACTTGTTTAAAAAATTCGGACACTCTTATGGTCCACAGGAATCTTATAAACTTGATAATATTGCTCACGTAGTTCTTGGAGAACGTAAACTTTCTTACGAAGAACATGGTAACCTTCACACTCTTTATAAAATGGATCATCAGTTGTTTATTGATTACAACATTAAAGACGTTGAAATCGTAGATCGATTCGAAGACAAGATGGGACTTATCACATTAGCTCTTACTATGGCATATCGTGGTGGTGTTAACTATGGCGATGTTATGGGTACAACTGCTATATGGGATTCTATTATCTTTCGCAATTTACACGCTGATAATGTTATAGTACCATTTGCTGAAGAAAAGTTTAAATCGCCATACCCTGGTGGTTTCGTAAAAGATCCACAAGTTGGTATGCATGAATGGGTAGTTTCATTCGATTTGAACTCACTGTATCCATCAATCATTGTTCAAAATAACATGTCTCCTGAAACTATTATTGCTGGTAAAGTTGCTAATGTTACAGTTGATACTCTTCTAAGCGAATCAGTTAGACCTAGACTTGAAGTTTCTGAATGTGCTTCAGCATCTGGCCAGTATTTTAAAACTGATAAGCAAGGTATCTTACCAAAAATCATCAGTGAAATGTATGCAGAACGTGTTATTGTTAAGCGTGCAATGATCAATGGTCAGAAACAGCTTGAAAAAGTAGACAAAACTAATAAGCAAGAACTGTACAGAATTCAACGTGATATTAGTATTGCTGAAAACCAACAGATGTCTATTAAACTTCTACTTAACAGTTTATATGGCGCATTAGGTAATAAGTACTTTAGATTCTTTGACCAACGTATAGCTGAAGCTATTACACTACAAGGTCAGCTTACTATTCGTTGGGCTGAAAAAGCTATCAATGAGGAACTACAAAAGGTTCTTAAAAATAAAAAAGACTATGTAGTGGCTATCGATACAGATTCTGTTTACGTAGTACTTGATGATCTTGTTAAAGCTGTAACTCCTAAGAATCCATTAGAGTTTGTTGATACTGTTTGTAAAGAAAGACTTGAAAAGGTTCTTGAAGACAGTTATGCTAGACTATTTGATGTCATGGGTGGCATGGAAAACCGAATGGTTATGAAACGTGAAGCTATTGCTGATCGTGGTATATGGACTGCTAAGAAACGTTATATTCTAAATGTTCTTGATAACGAAGGCGTTCGATACGCTGAACCGAAGCTCAAGATTATGGGTATCGAAGCTATTAAGTCTTCTACACCAGCTCCATGTCGTACAGCTCTTAAGCAAATGTTTAAAACAATCATTGGTGGTTCTGAAGCTATCGTTCAAAAAGATATTGCTGAGTTTAGATCGTACTTTAGGACATTACCACCAAATGAAATTGCGTTTCCACGTGGCATATCTAATATAACAAAGTATGTCGATAGTCAAACTATATACAAAAAGGGTACGCCAATCCATGCTCGTGGTGGTATCATGTATAATAAGTTACTTATTGATAAGTCACTCACCATAAAATATGGTAAGATTCAAAATGGCGAAAAGATCAAGTTTATCTATCTTAAAATTCCAAATCATACAAAGGAAAACGTAATATCCTTTCATGATTATTTACCCGAAGAAATGGGTCTACATCGTTACATTGATTATGACACTCAGTTTGAAAAAACATTCTTAGGTGTTATTGATCCAATACTTCAAGCTGTTGGTTGGAACTCAAAAGACGTTGGAACGCTTGATGCATTCTTTTAAAATAAACCTTTACATTCAACAAAAAGTATGATATAATATATCTATCATTACAGGAGATACAAATGACAATTAAATTAATACGATTAACTTCAGGTGAAGAAATCATAGCAACAATCACGGGTTCAACTTCGAGCTTTGTTACATTCGAAAAGCCAGTAGCTCTATACGCGGCTGAAGAAGGCAAACTAGGCTTTATGCCTTATATACCATACACAAAAGCTGAAGAAGGAATGTCTATTGCTTATGCTCATGTCCTATTTGAAGTTGATCCAATTGATGAAGTACTAGAGCAATACAAATCTGCTACTAGCGTCATCCAACTTACACAACCATCAGGTATTATTCTATGAGTATGAATTGGATAAAAGATATTGAAGAAATGCACGAAAAGTATCAAGTTCATGACTGGGTTAAAAACAATCCTGAAAAACTAGAACAACTACTTCATTTTCGTGTAGCCTTTCTTAAAGAAGAGTTTGATGAAACGTTTAAAGCTACTGGCGAAAAAGACGCTGAAGAAATCGTTGATGGTCTTATTGATCTATGCGTAGTAGCGATTGGTACATTAGATCTAATGGGTGTTGACGCTGAAAAGGCTTGGAATATGGTCTTTAACGCTAATATGGCAAAAGAAGTTGGCGTTAAAGAAAGCAGACCTAATCCATTAGGACTTCCAGATTTAATTAAACCTGAAGGCTGGACAGCCCCTGACCATACTGGTAACCATGGTCTTTTAGTAAATTTATAATATGAGTAACACATGATATCTTTAACAATCTTTGATAATATATATGACAACAAAACGTCTAAAAGAGTTGATTATGATTCCTTTGACGATTTTGAAAAGGTTTTGTACAAATTAGCAAATGGTGGTAAGTATCAAAAGAAAACTGATGCACCTTTAATATCGCCTGCTACATATAAGACCGACACCACTCGAGCTAACGCCAATGTTGTTAGCTGGGGTGGGTTCGGCATTGTGGATGTTGATGACTATGAAGGATCTATTGATGATATTCATGAAAAATACTCAAAATATAAATACGTTTGCTATTCAACAGCAAGTTCAACAAAGGCACATCCGAAATTTAGATTAGTATTTCCATTGACTGAGTCAGTAGTTGCTGATAAGATTAAACATTTTTGGTTTGCTTTAAACAAAGAAATAGGAGATATTGCAGATGCACAAACAAAAGATCTTAGTAGAATGTACTATGTGCCTTCACGGTATAAAGATGCCTACAACTTCATATTCACTCATGACGGATTTATCATGGACCCAAAAAAGCT